TTATCTAATAAATTAGATACACGAAGTGCAGAGGAGTTATCTAATAAATTAGATACACGAAGTGCAGAGGAGTTATCTAATAAATTAGATACATTAATTAAAGAATATGAAACATATAAAGAAAATGCTATTGAACATCAACAACAATTATTAGATAATAATAAATTATTATTAGCTGAAATTGATATATTAAGTGAAAAATATAATAAAATAAAAGAAGATTATAATAGTATATTAAGTGATTTTGATAAAGTTAAAACAGATTTTAATTGTAAAAATGTTCATTTAAATTCATTAATTGTTCAACAATCATTGGAAATATCAAAATATAAAGATAAATATAATTCATTAAAAATAAAATCAATTAATACTATTAAAGAATTATGTAATAGTAATAATGAAAAAACAGATACACTCAACAAATTATTAGCTGAACAAGGTGAAATAAATTGTTAAATATGTTGTATATCTAAAAAAAATTGAATAATTTTTGTTTTAAAAAGCTATATAGTTTTTTTATGAACACAACCAATGAAAGTACTTGCGCTTACTGAAGGTTCTCCTGGATTGCACTTAGCAGGCGATCCTATGACGTGCTTTGGGTGTGGTAAGGAAATAAACGTATTTGATCAATTAACATGTGCTAGATGTAATACAACAATATTCTGTAAAGAAGGGTGTTATAAGGAAGACCACCCTTGTGACCCGCATTCACTATGGGAATCCATGGTAACGGTTAAAGGCGCACATTATTATAAATTAAAGGGTCTATTACATACACCTACAGAAACACAAGAATTAAATGAGAATATTGAACGGTCTAATGTACTAGCACTAAAGAGAAGAGATAGAAACGCACAATATGCACAATGGGAAAGAGAAATAGACGCCAAAAGTGAGATTAAACAAATAGTTTTTACAATACAAGAACAATTACGTAACCTTAATAGCAATACTGCACAAGAGTGTGTCACTCTTATGCGACAGCATTTTGATAAATCTATACGTATTGCTATGCGTGAGGAACGTAATAGATATACTAAAAATTTTGCATGGGTATATATAACTATGGAACTTCTTGACCAAATAGTTAAATTTGTAGGTAAATGTAAAATATTAGAAGTTGCAGGAGGAAATGGATTATTAGGATCATTATTATTATCATTAGGATGTCATATAACTATAACAGATCTATTTACAGGCGGTTATATAAATATTAGCACTAGCTACAAAGATAAGCGTAGACGTTTTTCCCCATATATTGAAGAAATATCTGGTCCAAATGCGGTAATGAAATATCAAGATGCAAATGTATTACTTTTATGTTGGCCCCCGCAAGATAACATGGCATATAATTGTTTAAAATTATTTAGAGGAAATAAAGTTGTATTTATTGGAGAATACGATGGGTATGAAGTGTCACTAAATGGTGATGCTAGTTTTTTCTCTTTATTAAAGAAGGAATGGAATGTAGAAAAAATTATAATTACAAATTGGTATGGAATTCATGATGAATTATTTCTATATTCTAGGAAAGAACCAAGTTAAATAAATTGTTAAAAAATTGAAATTTAAACTATTAAAAAGATATATACTTTATTAATAACATATTGAGTCCAAACCATGGATGCACTTCCGGAAGCAGATCAACCTAAGCAAGAACCAATACCAGAGTGGTGGTTTAACTGCAAATGTTATCTTGGGAAAAAGTGTCTAAGATGCAAACAAAGAGCTATTCTGATAAAAAACAGAATAAGAGATGTTAATGGAAACAAATTGAAATAATGCTTTTAAATTATCATAAAAAATAAACCATTAATTTATATAATTATGATTGAACATTAATTTCGCATGTTATCTGTTTAAAATAATCAGTTTTAAATTTTGCATCAATCCATTTTTGTTTATAATCAGTATTATTAGGCATACCTAATTCTAATACATCATCTAATTTAATCATACATGGGTCTAATGAAAAATAATTTTGTTTTTCATTAACTGTATTGTAATCTGTAATTTTCTTCCCATAATTATAATTAAACATAACTTGTTTAATATTATCTTTTAAATATTCAATTCCGGTAGTTATATAATTTGTATAATTATGAAAAAACCATTCATCACTTACATGAATCAAATATGTTGGTTTTATTTCATTTAATTTATTCCAAATAATATTCATACTATTTTCATTTGATGTTTTCATATGAAAATCAATCCAACTATAATTTTTCTTTAATCTAAGTCTATCTTTATTAGATGAATTTTCATCTACACAAAACCAATAATCAATCATATCTATATCTCTCCATGTATTAACTATTGAATTAATGGCTTGTTGAAATAATTTATATTTTTTAGTATTAGCAATTGGATCATTTGGATTATCACATTTAGATTTAGTTATTGCCAACATTATATTTATTTTTTGTTTTTTAGTATGTTTATGTTCTTTATATTCAGTTAATTTTTCAACATCAATTAATTTATTCCATAATGTAAAAACACATGGGTCTAAATTAATATTAGATTGTTTGAATATTGAACAAATATTATTTACAGAATTAAATAACTCATGATCCATTTTAACATCATAAAATAATATATTTGACATTGTTATTTTAATTATATTTTTATTAATAGTATTATAATTCATTAATACTTGTCGACAACAATCTAAACCAATTGCTTTTTTATCACAATAACATGCTGATATAGACATATTATATTCAATATCAAAATTATACCGTTGCTTATTAATAAATAATTTATTTTTAGGATCTTTATTATATTTTTTATATGTATCATAAAGGGTAAATACAAATAAATGTAAATCATTAATTCTTAAATATTCCATTGCTTGAGCTATTCCTTCTATCCGTTCAGGATCGTACTGAACTGTTTTTATCCAATATTTTAATGCGATAGTCATCTGCTTTTTATGTGCATATAAATCACCAATACGTAAACAACTAACATATTTTTCTTGAAGCCAATTACATGCTGGTAGACATTTTTCATACCATATTATAGCATTATCTATATTATCACAATCTTTCCAGCTTTGAGCACAATAAAATGCATATCTTGCTTTTAATCCAACATCTTCCTCTTGTTCATATGCATTACTTAATACAATTGCATCCTTCTGATATTTCTGAGGATCTGCACTTCGTGCCCCTAACCTACCAGATTGAATATAATATTTTCCAGTTATTATTTCAATACTATGATTTTTTTCTTCACATGTAATATATTCATGTAATACTCCAACAAATTTCCATTTTTTACGATTATTAATAAGAAGAGTTCTAACATATTCACACGAACCATTATCACTTCCAAACATTAATGAATAACCATCTTTATTTAATGGTGGTAAAATAAGATCACCATGAAAAGAATCATCAGCATCAAAAATTAACAAATAATCTGTTTTATTATAAGCACTTTCTAGTGCCTTTGAACGATTATATCCAAAGTCTTCCCATGCGTGTTCAACTAGTTCTCCTTTTATGTTTTTATCAGTAAAAAACTTTTTAATTAATTCAATTGTGTTATCTGTTGAACCAGTATCAGAAATAACCCAATAAGTTATTGGCACATGTTTTATTATATTCTCTAATGTATTTACAATTATATGTGCTTCATTTTTAACAATCATATTTAAACATATTGATGTCATAATATAGAATTATAATTATAATTTATAATTATAATCAATATATTTTTAAATCAAATTATATATTCTCTAATAAAAAAATATGTTATATTAAATAATAAAAAAATATGTTATATTAAAATAATATTTTAATTGTAATTTCATTTATTAATTTTATTTTTATAGATAGTCCAATTTTATTTTCGATACATTGATTGGTAATTTCTAATAAACATTTATTACTGTCTACACCTTGAACACTAATACCTATATTATCTAAATAATAAAATCCTTCATCTTCTATCTTGAGTGTTTTTATATTTAATTTTGTATTTTTTATAATTTTTGTTCCATCATTAATTAATTTATAAATTTGTTCAAGTATTGATTTATATTTTAATTTATTAAATTCTTTATTATTTATTAAACATTCTAATATTATAGATTTCTTAAAATCATAGTCTTTTATAGCTTTGATATCTGTAATATTAATATGGTTAATTTTCTTTAATAATTTATCACCATTGTCTTTATTTATTATTGTATAATTTATAGTATCTATTATAATTTTATGTAATAAAATATCATCATTATCTAATTCTGTAAATTTATAAATTTCCATTTTGTGATTATATACTATTTATATTCTTATATTTATATTTCAATTTTTATGTTATTAAATCAAATTATTTCGAATTAATTTATTTTGTTGCCATATTCTATCAACTGTTAATTTAGTAATTATATTTGTAATTTTTCTCATTATGTCAAATACAATAGTTGTGTCAAATGGATTAAATTTATTAAATTTTTTTAAATAATTGCTAATTAAATAGGAAAAATATGTACAATCATAACAATGATCAAAATATTTATTATTTGGTATAATTGCTTTTTTATAATAACTTGGTCGTAATATTCGATTAAAATATGTAAATTTCCCAAAGTATTCATTACAATCATATTTTTTTTTAGTAATAATAGTATCAAACATTATTCGTGTTTCACTTGAACTTACCCTTGCATATGGTTGTATATATAGTTTTCCATCATAATAATCATATTCTTTTCCCTTATTATATGGACATCTAAATTTAAAATAACTATGATCTGGTTTAATTATATTATGCCAAAGTGCATTTGATTCTTGATTATCTATAATAGCTTTATCATCAGTATCAACTCTAATATCTGATAATATTAATAATGGAAATTTTCTATTTGCAAATTTTTTAAAATAGTGCTTGGCTAAATCATCTGTAAAAAATTCAGTTCTAATTTCTACTATTTGTTTATGACCTTTCAACTTTGGATGATGTGGCGCTGGATCAATTAAATACCATAATGTATTTGGAAACATATCACATAAAATTAAAATATTATCTCCACGTGCAGAACCTGGATATATTATATGCACTTCTTTATCATCTGGATTAACTTTATTAATTAAAAATAATATTGTTACTAAAAACATTTTTAATTGACCCCAGTGAATAACAGATTTTGGTTTTGGTATTGTTGGTTCAGAATCAAATAAATATGGAATTTCATTATAAGTATAAACAAATTTATCTTGATAAAATGATGTTGATAATTTATATTTATCAACAACCGATTTATTAGTGCGATTAATATCCCAATTTTCTGCTGTAAAATCATAAATTAATCCATTTGTGCAATGTTCCTTACACAAATTAGTATCATTTGTATCACTATCAGAACTATCACTTGATTTTTGTTCTGTTGTTTTTGATTTATTATATGATTTTTGTTTAAATTTGTTTTTTTTACTACTTGTCATTACATGTTTTGATTTTAAAAATGCATTACATTTTGTGCAATCTAATACATTATTTAAATGACAGAAAAACTCTGCACAATGCGGATTTTTATAAATAACATTTTTATCTTTTGAATTTAATTTACATATGCCATAATATAATTCATTTTCATTAATGTGTTGAAATTTATTCATTATAAATATTAAGATATTATTATTTATATATTTATAATGAATAAATTATATTATGTATTTATTTAGATTATATATGTATATTATTTAAAAAAATTGAAATATATAGTGTTTTATCAATACCATTTAATGTCATTAAATTTCCCATGACAACAGCAATGGTTGCAGATAAAAATCACATTCCATTAGAGAACAGCGATTCTGAAGAAGATAATCTCTTCCCATTTGCGGATAAGAAAGCAACTAAAGCAGCCGTTAGAGCTGCAAAAGTAGACGCAGCTAAATGGCTGGAAGATATTGACAAGAGTGAGTTATTAAAACCATTGGTTTCCCGTGCGTTAACTAGTTTTATCGAGAGCACACTCGAACCGCATACATCGGATACTACACAAGCAATCCGTATTGTCGACATGGTGATGAAAGCACATGAAAAGTATGAGTAAACATTTTAAAATATTTGTCATTAACAATCTTTAAGTGTAGTCAGTTCATAATAAATTTTATTAACATAACACAAATTAAATTTTTAATTTGATGTTACTATAACATTATTATATTATCTATGAATATAATATTACAAAAAAAATTGAAATTTATAATGTTTACTGATGCCTTATATTTTATTGCCATTCATACCTCCAATGACTGCACCTTCTGCTGCCGAAGACCTTTATTCCAATGAGGATACAGAATTTGTACTCGTTCCCACAACAGAAGAACTCCTTCCGTTAGCAAAACACATCAAGGAAGTCACTGAGGCAAACTCAAAACAACAAGAAGTTGTTGCCTATCTGAACGGCACACTCGTAGCAGTAATCAAATTGCGCACTCAAGCTGTTGCCGCTGCTGTCAATGCAGGCAATTTGTGCGGTCAAGGTGCGACTGCTGCAGCCGATTTCTGCGGTCAAAGCACGGCTGCTGCAGTCGGTCTCTGCGCTCAAGGTGCAACTGCTGCAGCCAATCTGCCCACTTTGTTCGTAGACACACTTTCCACTCAAGGTGCTGCAGCGGTTGTCAATGCTGATTTTGCCGGGAAATGCCTTGTCACTGTAGGTGTAGCAGCGCACAATAGTGTGAAAGCATATGGCCGCACAATCGCTAATAATGCGATCCATATTGTAGCCGATACTTTTCTTCAGTGTGGCGCGCAGCTGAAGTCATCTGCAGGAGTGGAAGAGACGGTTTCACCTGCAGAAGCGGGAGAGGCGAAAGAAGATTTGCAAGCGTCAGTGGAATGAGCACGTTTAGGAAAAAGTCATCCGAGAGATTGTGTTGAGATATAGCATGCTTTTGGATACATGACAAATTAAATTTTTAATTTGTTTTATTGTATATTAATAATCATAAATAGTTTTATTTTACATACATAAAATAAAATTAGTTTTGTTTTTATTGTAATTAATTTAAATCAAATATTGAATCTATATTTAAATTATTACCACAGCTTAGTTGTGGTATTTGTGTATAACCTCTTTGTTTTAATAATATTCTTATATTCCATAATAAATGTTTTAATTTAATATTCACACCATATGTATTCCATATATCTAATAATGCATTTGTTAATGCACCACTTGGTTGTCCTACTGTATTAACTGTGTCGGCGGATGTTTGTGTATCAGTGCATCCACTTAATAATATTATAGAACCATTTGTTGCTGTTTGTTTATCATCTTGTGTAATTACAATTGTTCCATATGTTGGACAATTCATATTATATCTTAAATCTAAACCAGAACCACTATGACAACAATCTAAAACAATAAAACATTTACAACCTTTTGGTATTTTATTAGCTAATAATAATTTTAATTCATCATCTAATATAACTTCTATTTTATTTTTACAAATAGAATATATACAATTATCAGAGCCGCTAATTTCATCACCATTTGTGTCTTTAATTAATCCACCATGACCACTATAATGAAAATATACATTATCACCTGGTTTTAAATCTGATACTAACCAATTAATTGCATCTAATATATTTTTCCGACTAGGTTGTATTGTTGGATTAGGTATATCATCTGTTAATATTTTAATATTTGTACATAATGGATAAAATTTATTTAATTGTTTTTGTATAGATAATACATCATTTATACATCCATTTAATTTATTATTTGGGTCTGCTATATAATTGATTCCAATAAGTAAAGCTTTTTTCAAGCCTTTGTTATTCATATATTATATTAGATATATTATTTATCGACTGGGTGAAAATTAATAATATTAATAAAAAGTAAAACCAATGGAAATATCCTTATCAAAATCCTTATGTATATTTCCATTAAAATGACATGCAGTTATGAAAACTAATAGAACTATGAGAAAATATTTTATTTCCATGCTAATTTTTTTTATTATTATAAATAAATATAATTATAAATACTAATATAATAAATAAACTAACATCAACAATATTTGGTAAATTTAAATCATATAATATATCATCTATTTTACCTATTAAATCTATTAAAATTGGAAATTTATGATTATATTGAATACATTTATTTATTTTATATTTTGATAATATATAATTTGATGCATTTTTCCCACTTTCAACAGCACTTTCCATACTCCAAATACTTATTTCCGTTTTTGTATGAGATCCTGCTAGATATAAATTGTTATAATTAGTTTTATTATCTGGTCTAAATTCTTCATTATATGTATTATTAACCCATTTCTTATTTTTACTTTCTAAATTATTTCCATTCCAAAACCAATCCTCAAATATTTCTTTATGAATTATATCTTTTTCAGTTATATCCTGTTTTATAATTGATTTTAAATCTTTACTTTCAAAAAATTGATATATTATTTCCTTTAATAATTCATCTTTATTCAAAGATATAGCTGATTTATTAGTTAAACTACCTTTAATATATGGTAAAATAATAGTACCGCTCCATAAACTTTTAATTTTATCATTCATACCTAATTTTATATTAGTATCCCAATTATCTTCTTGAGGATAAAATGTAATATTATACGGACTATCCATTAACACAAATCCTAATTTTTTCTTGGGAAAATCTATTTTTTTATTAAAGCCTAATCTAAAACTTATTTGATTATTTATTGTATTTAATTTATTATGTATTAAGGCTAAATCTGTTAAATCACTATTTATACATATTTCTTCTACATAATTTGGATTTATACTTATTATATATTCATCTCCTTTTACTATTTTATTAATATTATTAGCCCGTATTATACAATAATCAATCTCTTTTTCATTATTTTTATTTTTTATTATATTTTTTAAAGTAGAATTATTAAATATTTTAACTCCTTTACTTTTTAAATAATTCACCCAAATATCTATCCATGCTTCATTTGTTGGCGCGTTCATTACACTCCAGTCTTTATTTCCAGATAATAATTGTCTAAATAAAAATAAAGAATAATGACATACAGATATATTATTTTTATCAAAACCAAATCCAGGACCTGAAACATAATCTAATAAATATGCTTTAGTAACTTCTGAAACTTTTTTATCTAATAATGGATATAATCTGGTTTTATAATATTCTTCTCTACGATTATTACTTAAAATACTTTTACTAAATAAATAAATTAAATATGGATAATCAAGTGTATCTATATTAATTTTATTGTTATGATTTTGTACTTTATTTTTTAATAACATCATTTTAAAAGATCTTAAATTATCATTAACTGTTTTAGTTTTTATATTAGGTAAATCTGAAAAGTTCTCAGGTAAATCTAAAAACTTTTCAGGTAAATCTGAAAACAACTCATTTATTTTACTTAATTTACCTATTTTATATGTTTCTAATTTTGATAAAATTGATGAATTATCCATATGCCATGCTACACCAAACTTGGTCCATATTGCACTTAAATCTTTACCAATAGCATTTTTTATTATAGAACCTCCAGGATGTTTGCTTATAAAATCAGTAATATTATATACGTTGTTTTTATATGTACACCATGCATCATTTTCTTTATTATGTTTAATTACTTCTTCTAAAGAAAATACTCTTTGAGTTTCTTCTAATCTAGCTGAAGAGAAAGTTTCAATATTTACATTTGAATTAGGTAAAGGTATTCTATTTAAAATATCATATAAATTTTTATAAAAAGGTCCATAACCTCTCCATGAATGTTCTGTAGGAACATCATTACTATCTCTAAAACTTCTAGCCATACCTCCATTTATACTATCTTTCTCATATATTTCTACATTAAAACCTTTTTCTACTAATTCATGTGCAATAGTTAAACCACTAATACCAGCACCAAATATTATTATTTTTTTACTCATAAAATCTATATTATAATCTATTTTTTATTTTAATTAAATAAAAAAATTAATTATATTTTTAATTTCTCTTTTTAATTGTAAAATTTCATAATGGCAAATTTTACTTTCATCACTATAAATTAAGAACCAAATAAAAATATATATAGTTTTTACGCTATTCATTATTGATTAACGTAAAAATATTATTTATTCTATTTTTATCAAATAGATAATTATGTATAAAATCAATTATTTATGAAATACATAAGGATATTTCCAAAAGTGTAAAATGGAAATATCCTTATCAAAATCCTTATGTATATGTCCATTATAATGGTAGGCTGTTATGAAAACTATGGAAATCTCATGCATGATGTTTTATTTCCACGCAAAATTTTTTTTCAAAAATAAAAAATTATTCAAAATAAAAATTAAATTATAAATAATTATGTATAAAATCAATTATTTGTTTTATCAGTTATAAACAATGGAAATATATAATGATATTTCCAAATTATATAAATGGAAATATCATTATGTAAATCATTATGTATATTTCCATTAAAATTGGTTCCTGTTGCAAAAACATTGGAAATATAATGCATTATGTAAAATTTCCACGCGAAATTTTTTTTTATTTAAACAATAATTTTATTATAAAATTATTGTTATGACTTTTATATGTAAATTATGTAATGATAAAGAATTTGAAACTGCATCAGGTTTATGGAAACACAATAATAAACATCATAAAAGTAATAAAATAAATAAAGATAAATTATATTATTGTTCTTATTGTAATAAAGAATATAAACACTATCAAAATAAATGGACACATGAGAAAAAATGTAAAAATATACATAATGTATCATTGGTTGATAAAGTGCAACAACTTACAGATAAAATTAAAGAATTGGAAACAAAACCGCATAATACTATAAATAATACAACTAATAATACAAATAATACAAATAATACAACAAACAATATTCAAATAATTATTAACCAACCTGGTTCTGAAAGTATTGAACATTTATCAGTAAATCAACAACGAGAAATAATGCAAAAAGGATTAAATAGTTTAACTTATCTAATTAAACTAAATAATTTTAATAAAGAAACACCAGAAAATCATTCATATTGTGTAACTGCATTGAATGATAAACATGCATCAGTTATAAATCCTGATACTAATAGTGTAATGAAAACAGATAAAAATACATTATTTGATAAAATATTAGTTTCTAATATAAAAAACCTTGAAATAATATCATCTAATTCAGAATTTAGTTATAATGAAATAAATGAATACAATGAAAAACTTAAAACTTTAAAAAATTTATTATTTATGAATCGTAAAGGATTAAAAAGTTATTATTCAGAATTAAATTTGTTGAGTTATAATAATAAAGATTTAATATTAGACACTTGGAATACATTAACAAATTTAGATAAAATCATTGATTCAGAATCAGAGTCAGAGTCAGAATCAGAATCAGAATCAGAATCAGAATCAGATATTGTGCATTATATTGAAATGAAAGGTAAAAAATATATACTAGAAGAAACAAATGTGTTTACAATTCTTACAAATGGATTACCAGGTAAACTATATGGTACTTATTTAGATGGAAAA